ACGCGGTGAAACCAGTGAACAGACCGATAAGGTCAGTGTCCATCTTAGTAGCGATAGCGTTACCAAGAACAGTGCCAAGCTCAACAGCAGGGTTGCCCGCGCCGAAAGCAGCCATATCAGTAAGAATAACCTGTGCACCAACTTCGCCAACAGTTACAGTAACTGAGCTAGTAGATACAGTGGTTGAACTCATGTCATCGCCTTCGGTCAAGTCGGCAGCAGCAATTGCAGGGTACTTAGGAATCTGGACAGTCTTGCCAGCTTCGTTAGCAATGTTGTACTGAGTAACCAAGCCCATCATCAGGGATTGCTCTTCAGCAGTGAATCGTGCCTGCGCGATAATATTCGCAAACAGGTCGTCTAGTGTAGCGCTAGTAGTAGCAGCCATTGTAATACCTCAATAAATTAGGTTAAAAGATTATGTTATTTTTTGGCTTTCATCAGTGCGCGATAAGCCTCACGCCCACCATCGTTCCAATTCGCAACCATTTCAACCGCAGATTGAGGCTTCTGCGTAGAGCCACCAGCGTTACCCTGACTACCTGTGCCGCTTCTTCCTGCGTTCACAAAGTGAGGGTTAGCCGTTAGAAATTCACCGACCATCTCATTGACAGTCAGCAGTTCACCTTTGTCATTATAGCGGGGTGTTCCGTTGTTGTCTAATACCTCTACAGTGCCATCCTCTCCAAGCCTAGTCTGGCTTTTAAGGAGCGACGATACCTGCTCAGGGCTGACTGCATTGTTGTTGCTTGCCGCACCAAGAATAGCCCCATCAACTAGGGTTTGCTGTAGCTTGCTCTTGTATGCGTTAATTTCGCTGTCTTTCTTTTCAACGGTCTGCTTGAGGATAGTCTCAAACTCTCCGCGTTCCTTCATCTTGTCTTGCTCGTTCTGTTCCTTCTGGCTTAACAGTTGCCGAGCTTCATCAAGGTCAATGCCTGATAGCTGCTTTTCATACTTGCGCTGCTCTCTAGCTAGGCGCTGGGCAACTGCTTTATCCATGTCAGCCTGTGTGAATGTCTTGGCCTCTGGTGGTGTGTCTATAACTGTTTCTTCTGGTGTTGGTTCCACGAAATCTTCGCTCATGTGACGATGCCTCAAATTGAGTTTGGTGAACCCCGATTTTAGCATATAAACATTTCTGCACAAATATCATCTAAACTGTTTACATTAAGGTAAATATAGTATTTAATGCACCTACATTCAAAAAACAACAAGGGTTACAAAAATGGCTAAAGCGACTCACAACGGTACTTGTCAGGCTTGCGGTAGAAAGCAAGCTGTAAATGTTAAGACTGGTTTACTGGCTAAACATGGTTATGTAGTAGATTGGGGATTCCATGGCGTTTGTTCAGGCGCGGGCAAGCGACCTGCTGAGAATGACCTTACGCACATGGTTGAAGTACAGATAAATCTAGATATAAAGGCAACTCACCTTGAGACTAGAAAGGCTGAAGATATAAGCACTTTATTACTTCCCACTAAAGCAGATCGTTTCGGCACAAAAAAATGGTTCACTGAAGAAAACTACTACGATGCCAGAACCTACAATAGAACTTGGGCGCAAGTGCAAGAAGCAGAACGCTACCTTGGTGAGTACAAAGCGAAAAACATTCGCGACCACATCGCCTACCTTACAAGAATAGTAGCCCCAGTAAAAGGCAAAGAATTAACCACAAGATAAACCAACCGCCCCCGAAAGGGGGCTACCCTTGGAGGGGATTATGAACAAACCTTGGAACGGACTACTTAAAACCAACATCATAAGCCGCGAAAGCGAGCTGAAAATGCAAGAGAAAGCCAGAGCCTTGATTATATTTGAGGGCGATTATGTAACGCTGACAGGCGAACCAGAATGGCTCGAAGTTGTAGAGATTGTTATTGTAGATGGCAACAGCGCCAACAATATGCTCAAGCTCTCAGATGGCTATGTAGTGCCAGCACCTGTTGAGCGATACGTTGACGAAGTGATTTCAAAGAAAGAGTTTATAGCCCTATCCTAATTGCAGCAGTGTAACCCTTTAGCCCAGCTTATTTAGTGGGCTTTTTTTTCTTCTTCTTTTTACCGTATGCCATAACTATTCCTCGTCGAATACTGGTCGCCAGTGGTGTCGGCAGTTGTAACCACCGCGCACGATAAATGGGTCGCCAGATGATTTACCTTTCCAGCTTCCAGACCATGTTGATTCTATCTCTTCATCAGTAAAGACTTGCCCAGCGTGTTCCACGCAGAACGGTCGGCTGTCCCTGATAACATCCCCATAGTATTTCCACTTGGTCGCGCCGCTTTGCTTGCCGATAGCTGTGTTGATACTCGCATCAAACTGCATGAGACTGTCTTGCGCCATCTGGGTGCTGTAGCGTCTAAGGTTATTGCCTGCCCGGTCTCTGGCGAACTTGGTGCGTAGCTGCTCTGCCGCTTCCTTGGCTGCCGCAGGTGAACCGTTGCTCACTATATCAACTAGCCTCTGGGCTTCTACATCGTCGCTCTGGATATACACGCCATTGATTGTCTGGCGTAGGTTCTTCACTGTATCGTTGAAGCTGCGACCTGTCAGGGTTGACTGGTAGACCTCACTCGCTAAGACATCAAGGTATTCGTTAGCAACTGATTCAAAGCCTTGGAATGATAGGCGCTGCAACTGGTTCACAACGCTGCTATCTAGCTTGGTGAAGTCGCCATAGGTAGAAAGCATATCCTGTGCATCGGCTGCTACAGAACCATACTGCCTAACTACAGCGTCAACCTCAGCTAGATAAGCCTCATCCATGGCTTCCCTTAAAGCTGGTCTAGCATTGATAGCCCACTCAGTATCAAACAGCTTGCCACCCTGTAGGGGAGCGTCAGCCATAACATCGGCTACGCGCTCCTCTAAGGTCACTAGGGCATCAGCTAGACGTTGCTGGTGTGTATCAGCCAGCTTGTCTAGAATCTCATCATAAGCGTTATCTGTAGGCATTAAACCTGCTCACCGCCAGCGCCATCCTTGCTAGGCTCTATAAGGGTGTCTCCACCCTCTACATCATCAAGGCCAATCTTCTCCCTGACTTCGTTAGGTGTAACAACACCAGCGTCGATGTGATATCCGTATATCTGGGTCTTGTCTGAGAAGTCACCCAGCACGGAACCGTTATCTTCAATCTCAAGATGAGCCTTTGCCAGCTTCTCATCGTCAAGCACTAGGTCGGCAATCTGCTTATCTATCTCAACAGCTAGGGTTACAGACTTAACGCCTGTAGAGCGCATCTGCGAAAGGAATACAAGCTCTTTGTCCATGTCCCGAATATCAAAGCTGTCAGGGTAGAAGATTTCAACGTCAGGGGTTAGCTCCTGCCAATCACACCAAAGGTTCCAGATCTGCTCTTCAGCCAGCTCAAGAATGTCAGCTTTCTCTGATAGCTTGGCGTTAAGCATCTGAAATTCAGTCTGCATTGCTACGCCGGACTGAGTGATTGCCGTAGTGCCGCGAACCGCGCCCATGTGAGACATACGGTTAATGTATTCAATCTTGTCGTTGATAGCGGCTCTTACGCTGTCTAGATTTGAACCATTAGGCTGTAGCATGTAGGGCTTCATTGCCGCGTCCATATCGTCAGGCATGTTAATAACCGAACCTGCACCCGCACTCGCGTCAGTCTCGTATGACTTAACCAGTGTCGGGTGGTTGCTGATACGGATAAGCTGCTCTACTTCCGAAAGCTCCTGATAGATAGCCCGCTGCATATAGGCAACGTCTGACAGGTCACTAATACCAATGCCGCGTACTACTGAACGCTGTGCAGGTAGGAACACCGCAGGAATGCGCCCTAGCGTGTTCTCGTCTGTGCTTATGTGAGTGTCCTGCTCGTTGATACTCTTAAACAGCTTCACATCGCTCTTCGTCCAGATGCGGTAATAAACCACCTTTTCAGTGTCGCTGATTTCCTCGATAGACTCGCGCACCTTCAGGTAACAAAGCTCGTAGCGACCAGACGGCATACGCTCATATTCCCAGTCGAATACATTCTCAGGGGTGAACATATTCAAATAAGGTCTGATGTCTTGGCCTAGCTCCTCAGCCTTGGTGCGGGCGTTAGATGCTGGCTTATCGACCATAATCCAGACGTTACCGTATACGCTCGCCCAGATGTTAGCCTCTCGCATAAACGCATTGAAGCTGCGCCCATCTAGGTCAGCATCTTTCATAAATGGTTCAAGGGCATAGTTACCAGCGGCAGAGTTAAAGCTGCGCACTGGTGCTTGTCGCCATAGAAAGCTGCTGTAGATGTGGATAATGTTCTTGCTGTGGTTGTCCATCGGTGTCAGGTCAAGGCGGCGGCTGTACTCTTCACTGTCTTCATTAACATAGCGCGTCAGATAGGAGCCATCACGATAGTCTTCACCACCCATATAACTGCGCAGGTAGAACTCCCAGCGGTATTTATTG